AATTCTGCAATTTGCTTTTTGTCTTGAATAATGCTTTGAACAGTTTTATTAATTATTTTAGCCTCTTTCTTTGTAGCCTCAACAATACTGCTATCCATTACCTTTTGGCTTTGCTCTATTTTTAAGAGTAAAGTATCGTATTTATTTACCTGCTCAATTTCAGCCGTTGTACATGAAGATAAAAGCAGTATGAATGCTAAATATCTCATTTGATTTTCTGTATTTTACCCAATGATTCCAATGTGCTTAACTTTGCAGATGCTCCACTCATTGCGCTCTCGCACTTAATTAATGACTGTCCCATAGCATCCATCTTCGATTCTAGCTTTTCAATCTTAGCACTCTGAGCCTCTAATTGACTATTAAAGTTACCTCTAATGTCAATGTATAGAACGCTAATGCCAATGATTACTAAAAACATTGTAGCTATAATTGGATTCTTTGCAAATGTTTTAAAATCCATTATGCTTGTTACCGGATTTAAGTTTTTGATTGCCATAATATTATTATTTATCGACCTTGACCTCTATATTTTTTTTTATAATTTTTGCTCGTTTTATTACTGCTCGTTTTACTTTTTGCAGCTACGCCTCTTTTGCTTGATTTTTTAACGTATGCACTTACGTTCATTGCCTTTGCCATAACTATAATTTTATTGCATAACCGATTGAATATCCTGACATTCCATAACCAACGCTAAATAAGCCTCTCTGCCGAGTTTTAAATGATAGGCTAATGTTGTGTTCCATTCTGCTCATATCATTGCTTAAATCGCTTCTAAATCCTATGTATAAAGCTGATTTAGGTTTGGCTTGTATATTATTAGTAATCGTTATGGTTTTTTCTTGGATTTTGGCTTTGAATGAGCGACCGATGATTCTGTTTTGGCTGATGGTATCTCGGATGACAAAGAGGTTGCTATCTTGCCTAATTGAATCAGTAAATTCTTTAGCCTGGTTATAATCTTTAATAATGTAGGTAGTATCATGATTCTCTGTGTTAGTATAAATAGTATCTAAAATCTTAAAAGGTATTTTATCGCCTTTTGTAAACTTCTCAAATCGTTTAACTACTGTAACTGTATCAATATTTGTAGTAAGAATGTTTTTAGGCTTCTTTGCCATAAATAAAAATGCTGACAAAAACATAAAAAAAGCGGATAATAGGATTAAGAAAACTATCAAACCGCTTCTAATCATTTGTTTAGGTTTTTAGTTGCCTTGTAATAATACCTAATCGCAAAGCCTCCCGATACTATGGCAACCAATGAGGCTACCAGAGTTACTAAAGGCTGAAAATTGGCTATGCTAAGCAAAGCACTTGAAATGCTTACTATGGTTGCTGAATCAGCTAGGTTGTGGTTTGTCATCTTTTATCTGCAATTGTAACTGTTTAATTAATTCTGCGGCAACTGATTTAACTTGAATGTGTGGACTTGTGCTTTGCTCTATTACTGCTAATACTGCTTCCCATTCTTGAACTGTTAACTCAACTTTTAACTTTTGGATTTCTGGTTGTATTTCTGTCTGTACTTCTGGCGTTGTTTCTTCTTTGGTTTTCATGTTTGTTTTTTTGGTTTGGTCAAATATAGTTATTCTAAATTATTAACAATAGGTGCTATTCCTTTTAGTAAATCTATTTCGGCTTTTAACTCCTGTATTGCTTTTATCATTATAGGTACAAGTTTTGAATAGTCAACACCTTGCATTTTATCATTTCCATCTTCATCAACTTCATCTTTTACTCCATTTACCGCATAAGGTAATAATTCTGCAAGTTCGTGAGCCAAAACTCCATCCATTCGGCTATCAAAAGATTTCCATTTATAATCATATACTTTAATAGCTTGTACTTTTTCAAGTCCTTTAACTTCTTTAAAATCCTCTTTTAATCTATAATCTGATGATGTGTTATATGAAGTTGTTGCACCAGAAATAGATATACTTCCTCTTTCAACATCGCTTGTTCTAAATGATGCTATTATACCATCACTTGTTAACCTATTTAATTGTAAACAACTTGCTCCAGACCTTACAAATATACCTAAACCAGTAGGTCTTAATTGTACTCCAACTGTATTAACATCTGTAGTTGTTGTTCCAACCAAAACCTCACCACCTGATGTGATACGCATACGTTCGGCAACCGACCCTGCACCCATTGTAAAAAAATTAATAAAATTAGAATTAGTTGCTCCATCTAATCCTGCTCTTATTACTGCCCTACTAACTACTGAACCTGTTCCATTTCTGCCAAAAAAGTTAATATCACCCATAGAGCCAGATGTTGCTCCCGACCCTCCAACAATTCCTATTTGTAAAGAAGTTGCATCAGATGCTGGTGAAAGTAATCCAAGAATTGTTCCTGCTCCATAGCCTATTTGGTCTGGCGTTGTTGTTCCTATACCTACGTTACCTGTATCGCCTATCCAAAATCTATCTACCCCAGTTGACCTCGCTTTAAATATAAAACTTGTTCCTGCACTACCACTTGATGTAACTTGTAATCCATTACCCGTTCCATTATTTTCTATATAAACTGCATTACCAGTAACCGATGAACTAAACGTAGCTGCTCCTGTGGATGCTATTCTAAATGGAGTTGTACTTGTAGAACTATTACGAATATAAAATGTACCAACAGCTTCGCTATGTGGGTTACTAACTCCTGCACTTATTAATGTATATATTTGACCTCCTGCGGATGTATTGGCTAATTGAAGATAAGTTAAGGGATCGGCATTACTAACAGTAACCGTACCACTAAACGTAGCACTTGTACCACTTAATGGAACACCTAAAGCAACTCTTGTTAAGTTTGCATCCAAAATAGCCGTTCCTGCATTATAATCAGTTACATAAAGAGCATAATTAGATGAAGTACCTCCCCTGATGTAAGTGCCGTATCCTGTTGCTGAAAGGTTGATTAAACCAACACTATTATTTGCTGCTAATGTTGTACTAAACGTTGCACTTGTACCACTTAATGCTCCTGTAAGCGTACCTCCTGTCAATGGTAAGTAACCACTCAAAGCAGATGTCAAAGCTAAAGTACCTGTAGCTGATGGTAGCGTATAGGTGTATGTTCCGTTTCCTAAATTACCTGCATTGTTTATCGTGAATTTTGTTCCTGCTGAATTACTAAAATTTGCTAAATTTCCAGAGCCGTTATTGGTTACATATAAAGTTGCAAATCCTGTTGCATTATTTAAAAAATATCCACCAATGCCATTACCAGCAGTACCATTAATACCCGCTCCGCCAGTCCCAGTTGATTCACCATAAATTGCCGTACCTGTTGTAGCACTTGAATACACCCCAAAACCTGTTGTTGCAGTACCTCTAATTGCCTTACCAGATGTTGCTACACTACCAATAATATCACCACTTGTGCCTGTCATTGATAATCCAATACCATAAAGAGAACCTGTGAGCGTTTTATCTCCTGCAAAAGTCTGCGTTCCTGTGGTAACAACTCCACCAAATGAAGCTGATGCAGGTTCTAAATTTAAGACTGTGCCTGTAATGGTAGCAGCATTTGCGTTTGGACTTGCACCAATAGCTGATAATGACAAAATACCGCCATCTGCATAGTTTGGAATATTTAGCGTATTTGCTATAAAAGTAGCCGCACCTGAAGTGCCTGTGGTTGTTAATGTTATAGTTCCTTGTTTAGAATTAAACGTACTCCAATCTCCACTTGACAAAGCACCTCTATTTGTTGCAGATGCCGTAGGTAAATTAAAAGTATGCGTATCAACCGAACTTGAAATTGCAAAATCAGTACCTGTACTTCCAACTGCAAAGTATTGAGCCTGTTTGGTTAATCCGTTTAGCGTATTTATACCATTTGAGAATGTTGTAATAATCTCTGATAAATGATTATCCTCTGTATGCAAGGTAATTGTTCTGCCTGAATGGGTAACGTAAACCCGAATCGCAAGTCTGTCTGTTATTGTTAAAACAGTTTCAGGAATGCCAACAGAAGTATAATAAATATCTATTGCCGTTCCATTTGTTATACCCTCTGGCGTAGCTGAGCTTGTGCCTAATAGCGTAAACGTAGTGCCGTTATATTTGTAGACCTCTACGTAAAATGATGGCGTACCACCGCTAGATGATGCACTAAAATACATCTCTACGTTCCAATTACCTGCCGGTATTAATAAAGAGCCAGGATCATTTGCGTCTGTTATAAATTGCGCAATATACCCATCTGCGCCAATAGTAAAATCAGTACCTGTCCCGATAACAGGCGTCTTATTCATTTCGTAGTACGTATTCCCTACAAAAGTACCCTGATTTACTGAGCCATTAAGATAATAGGCAACCGATGAGCCACCGCCCCCATTTGTTGGAAAATCAGCCAAAGCGCCGTCACCTCTGATGTACTGAGATGCTACACCTGCTGCCGTTACTGCTAAAGTGCCTGAACTTGTTATAGGTGAGTTAGCTACGTTAAAAGCCGATGGCATGGTTAAGCCAACGGAACTGACTTTGCTATTGATCTGGTTCTGGACTTTGCCAAATGCTTCTAATATCGTATCGGTTGCAGCAATAGCGCCACCTGTGACCGATAAGCCTGTCAATAGTTTACTAGTCACTCTAGCATCTGTCACAATACCTCCGACAGTAGTCCTATACGCTACCTGATTGCCAGTAATGGCAATAGGTATTATATTAGCATCCGTTACCGAACTCGGTAATGCCGTAAAATCCTTTAAATAAACTCCATTTATAACTGGCATATCTTTTAATTTACAAATACATACAATCCACCACCATTATCAACATAAACACCTGAATCCTGCGCCCAAACATTATAAGCTAGAGCTGCATTTACAATCGCTCCATAGCCGGTAATAACTCCTGTAAATTTAACAAAATCTTCACTAGTTCCGCTAATCTCTAAAGATTCCAGAAATCCCTCACCTGCATCGCCCTCATTCGTATCTGTGTTCAGCATTGACCAATCCATAATCTGTCTTGACCTGCCTAAATCTTTTAACTGATCCCATCCTATTATAGCCTGATCCGTAGAATAAACCGCTTCAAAACTAATAGCATAAGAATGCAACTGAGGTAACTGTTTCTGAGCCATATCTTGCGTTGACTTGCAAGTCTTAATAAAGCTGATATTTTCAGCTAGATTATTACTCAGCAAACAGCCAACTGGCGTATCATTTATATAAAGCATTAAATCAGTCATAGCCTGTTATATTACCACTAAATTTAATAAAATCCTGCACCTCACCTACTATCTCTAGATTCTCTATAAATCCTTGCCCTTGCTCACCCTCTATGCCATCGCCTGTAATTTCCCAGTCTATTTTAACTCTTTCAAGCGATTTTAAACCTGTCCACGACATTATATTATTGTCGGTAGTCATAACACCCTCAAAGGGTATTGAGTAGGTGTAGAGCCTTCCTAATTGCGTCAGTCCGCCTGACTGCGAAGTCTTGCACGTTCCTAAAAAGGAAATCTGCTCAGATCTGCTTACAGAAGTCAAACACCCTACTGGCATATTGTTTATAAATAGCATCATGGTCCTGCTTTTACTGTTACTTTTGTTGTCGCTCCGTAATCTGGCACTAATGTATAATCTAAAGCAATCTCGTCATCTACTATCCTACCTAAAACTGCTTTACAGATGTTCTGCTGCAAGTCATAGTTTAAACTTAAATTCATAAAATAACCCTCTATTAAATTAATTGACCACCTCTGCAAAGGATTAAAGTAGCCAAATATAGAACCCTCAAACCTTACAAATGGTCCTGCATATAGTCTTTGTTTTTCTTCAACTGCAATCCGTAAAAATTCTTTATTAGCCTCATAAGGAACTGCTAGAATACTCTCAGATATTCCACGCCTTACCCATCGTTCTGTTAAAGTCACCTGATCATCTTGATAAATAGCGCCAACGTACATCTTATTAGGACTATCGCCATTGAAAACATTGATAGTTTCTGGCACAAAAGTAAACTTGCCTGTTTGCGTAGCCGTATGAATCTCACCTATTTCATCTCCAAAATCTAAAAATACATAGGCAGAAATTCTAGTATACACAATATTATATACAGTTCCTGATGGCGCTAATATTCTAAAAGTAACATTTCCACTTATAGGCACTGGATTAGATACAATTGTTTCCGTACCTCCTGCTCCAACTGTTGATCTAATTTGATAATAATTTATTCCTGGCTCTACTGGAGTTATTGCCCAGCTTCCATCTGCCTGTAAATAATGAGTGCTTAAGCCATCGTATAAACTAATTACAAAATTCATATCCGTACCAAATAGAGGATTTGGATTTTCATATTCAATAACAAACTTTACTCGCTCTTGTACAGTTATGTTTAATGTTACCGGTATTAAATTATTGTTTTCGTAAAAGTCTGTCAATACAGGATAAGTGCCACCCGTAGTATAAAATATTACTCCCCCAGTTGGGTATAAACCTGCATACATTGTGCCTGTTTTAGTATAGCCGGGAATAGTAACAAAAGCACAAGGACCAATAGGATCCCCTCCGCAGGTTTGACCTGCACCTGCTAAATTAGGATTAGCTAACATTTCATCTGTATTTTCAATCTTACCATACAGATATGACATTGACGCATTTTTATATGGTCTGTCAATCATTTTCATCTGGTCAGTATTGATATGAAAATAAGGAGCTGCTATTATGCCCTCGCTCTCGCCACCCAAAACCAAATCTAAATTCTCGGTAACTGTCGGCTGATCATAAATCCTGTACCCATCTAAATATCTTCTAAATACTAAGTCACCGTCAACTGCTAACTCTGTCGGTCTATAAATATACCACTCGCCACCGCTTTGTATCATTACCGCAGTCCATTCCTCTAGTATTGATCTAAGCACATCTTCACAGTTCATTGGCGTAAACTGATCATCTTTTAGATAACGCTCTGCATTTACATAAGCCATGTCTAAAGGATCGTAAGAATCGCCTTGCGTCATGCTAGTTTCATAAATATTAACACAAGTATTTAGCACTAAACTAGGTGCATCTAACCTAACCAGACAGGCTTCTATGACCTCAATAAAACTCTGCTTACCTAAATAAAAGTTTCCATCATTCTGGACATAACTTAAGTTTTTAAGCAAACCTAATCCATCAACTGCATTCACAGATATAACATAAGGTGCAAATGTAAAAGACTCCTGACATCCATCTGGAATGATAAAGCCTTGCCAGATTAAATCCTCAAAGCCTCCTGGACTAACATAACAAACACCTGCTGCATTTGCATAGGCTTGCCCCTCTGCCGTAAATCCGCTATCAGCATCTGCTAGAGCCTGAGCTGCTGCTTGACTTGTCACGCTATTGTAATTTTTAGTAAACACCTCTAAAGAACCCTCACCAGATGCGCAGGATGTTTCAAACACGGCTGAACGTATTGCCGTATAGGTTGTTGCTGAATATGTAGTGTAGGTTTCTATAAAAATATCAGTTGTCGGCACTAAGCTAACATCAATAGAAAACGGATAAGTTGTTGTCCTTTGTGTAGGCAGTCCAGTAATCTCTAAATTCATTCCCGGTATGCCACCCGCTGATGGTCCTGCTGCAAAAGGTTTTATTAAAACAGTATCGCCCTGATTTATCTCAAATGAACCTGATGCCGTAGTAAACTGTAAAACCTCGCTTACGCCATTAACAAATATTTCTAAATCCATCTCTGCTGCAACCTCACTCATGTCCCAGTTAACAGTCAAGGTGCATGGCTTTTGTTTACGATAAATCTGCACCATAAACTCACGCTCATTTTCTGTATATAAGTCCTCTAGCTCCAAGTTTTCAGTTGCTATTAGATTTAACGTACACTCAGAACCGATAATAGGCTCTAGCTTATTGCTAGATGTATTCTGATAGTTAATCTGTATAGGATTTTGTTGAGCATCAATTTCTATAGATGGACCTGCATAATCTAACTGCGAGATACTGCATAAGTATTCATCTGGAAAGCAATCGACTTTCCGAGTATCTCTGTCGCTATAAAACGTAAAATAATATTTTTGACTGTAACTCATGGTCCGAACCTCTGTAATTTTGCACCTGCTCTGTTTAACACACCGATTAAGTTAGTACCTGAAATCTCAAATACAACCCGACCACCGCCAAAGTCTTGAGCAGATCCTGCGGCACTTGTACTAATTGTTGATGATGCTTGTGGTATAGGTGCTTGTTGTTTCTTTTTAAATAAAGATGCAATCCCTGCTATTGCAGCAACTCCTGCTAAGATAGGTAACAATGCGCCTCCGGTTGCAGCCGTTCCAGTTGCTAATGCAGCAGTCCCACCACTTGCAGCTGCCGTTCCCCCAACTGCTCCTACTGCCTTTCCACCTATTCCTAATAGTGTGCTAATGCCACCTAATAAACCACCGCCTCCAGTTTTTTTACTTTGAGTAAAATCTTTACCTGAACTAATAGATAATAAACTTGTTACTTGCCTTGCTGCATCACTAGCAATTACTGAAAGTAAAGTATTTAATAATGCTTTGCCTAAGCTATCAAAAGATAGCTTACCATTCATTAAAATGTCATTAAAGAAAGTTTCAAAGTTAGTCTGTAATTTAGGCAATAATTGCTCATTGACATATATCTGAAAATCGGTTAATCCTAATTTTAAGGTATTGCCAAAATCTTTTGCAATTACTGGCGATGTAG